CGAATCTTACCGTCGGATGCGATCTCTAAACTGCCGGCTGAATTAGTGCTTGCAGGGGTCCAGACTGTGGGTGCCTCTTGGGAACTCCACTGTACTTTTCGCGCTGTGCTACTTGATCCGAAGCACATAACGAATCGCTCATCGGTCACCAAAACGCCTTGATTGCCAGTGGGCGCATTGGTCAACACAGACGCAATCACACTGGTGTCATTCTCCCAGTAGTACACTTTGCCGTCTGACGTTGGGCAAGCGACTATGTTTGCGCCGAAATTATCTATCGTCCACGTCGTGCAAGGGTCATAAGTCTGATTATCCGGCCGTGGGGTACCGTAAGTGTGTTCACCGTAGAATTGAGAGCCGTAGGATACTTGTGCTGCCGCATCTATTGAGCCAGTAGCGATCCCTGATGGCGTTATATCGCTGCGCGCTTCACCCTCGTCATACACGTATAAGTTTGAGGTCGTACCAACCAGAACGCGCCGTGCGTTGGCGTTGTTGTAATAAGCATGCATCCCACGCGCCACGTCGCTGAACTGCGTGGAAGACATGGTTTGCCACCCACCGATAGGTCGGAGCGTGTTTTCGAACCATCGCACGAGGTTAGCGTCATACCATCGACCTGCGGCCTGATAGATCGTGCCGTTCTTGTAAAGCCCTGGCGGGATTTCTAGTTTAATAAGCATTCTATACGCCCAGGTAACTGATTAGGGCAATGACGCCCAACCAAACTAATCGCTCCATCATGGCAACACGCAGTTCCTTGTCGAACTTGGCCTCGATGTTGTCTAACTTGCGGTCCACGCTTTCAAAATTCTTAAACAGCGTGATCACTTGTTCCTCTAGCCGGGTAACCCTAGTTTCTACGTCATCCATGTACTTACTGCCATCAACAAAATAATGAACGCCATTACCATCGCAGGCGTGGCCAAGACCATACCGAACCACCACCATCGAGGACGCTTCATGAATAGCTGCCAATAAAAATAACTGCGTAGATGATTGTGCCGATTGCCGCAATCGCACATAGACCGATGAAGGTGCCGTCGATAAACATTTTGCGCCTGGCTGCTTTCGCTCTAGCTTTCGCAAGCCTGCGCTCTCGTATTCTTTTACGGTCACGCTGAAAATCGCGATAATGCTGTTCCGATAGATTCCAGACAATAAGTGTCCGAAGCGTATCCTCCATGGCCTGCATTTCAGCGCGCGCATTTAGGTTAAACAACGCTTCCGCTTCTGGACTGTTACGAGAGAAGTAATCTCCGTTTTCAGTCCGTACCTCTGCTTCCCGTATTGAGTCAGCGCAGTTATAGAACTGTTGTATCTTGCCCAGGCACTGCTGAAAGTCCCCGTTCGCCTCCGCCACAGCATTGCAAAACTGTACTGCCTTTCGCGCACCCGCGATCAGCATGCCGATTTCCGCGACTGCCATTAGTACACTCGAATATTGTCATCAGGATTGATCACTACCGGCTTGCAATAAGACCGGATAGGAGAAGACGTTGAAGGGGAACGGTTTTGGGAATTCAAACGCCGCGAGAAATACAGGCAGCGGTCTAGATCATAAAAATGCAGCGATTGATTGTTTTCTATTTCTTCGCCACCAATGACGAGTACAAGAATGAAAACATGAATCATTCACGGTGCAGTGGGCCAGGTTATTTCGTAGGGAAATCCAGATTGCCCAGGCACGTCGCGTAAGGCCTGCCGATAGGTGGTCCACTCAGAGGACAAGGTCAGATCACTAGCCGCACGCCAATCTGTTTTTGCCAAACGCTCATCACGATCTGCTCGAACAGCCTCCGCAGCATTAGCGTCCAATTCTGCTTGATACGCCGTTTCCTGCTCTGCTTTCGTTGCCTCTTCGGTGTCGGCAAACATGTCGCGTTCTACCCACTTCTCAACCCAAACACTGTTTGAATCTTGCTCAACACCATCCCGGACAACTACTTTATAGCTGCCAGATGGTTCTGGTTTCGGAGTGCTAAAAATCTGATCAACACCCAAAGCGTCATGAACGCTTTCGTTCCAGATTTTTGGCAGGGACATATTTGCATTGAGTTTGCGGAGTTCACCTTGTGATTTCAGTTCTCCGCTTGAACGTACTCGATATTCCATGATTGCTCCTATGCAACGGCGAGAAAGACGTAATCATGCCCCGCCGCATAATCGTTAATTTGCGACAGACCACGTTTAATTATCATGGTTGTTGCAGTTGTTTCAATTGTGTATTGGGAACCAATGGTCTGCTCTACCGAATTAGAATTCCAAAATAGATACTTGCCCGAATTCAAACCGCGATCACTATCGAAATAAACCCACTCGGTGCTAGTCGTGCTAGTACATTTAATAAGGACAAAACGAGGTGTGAATCCTGTATTTATAGTTATGTCATTCGCGCCATCTGAGGAATAACTACCGACCTTTGACACGCCATCAACATCGCCCCAAAGGTAAGCGACATACTGCATATTGTTGCCGTTTACATCCTCGTTAGTCCCTACAGAAAAAACGCTTGAGGTAGGAGTTGTGCTGTTGAAGCGTGTGCCGTCATCCGTAGCAGCAGCATTTTGACCTGTACCTGCCCCACCGGCACCGAGAAGGTATTTCGTATTCCCTAAAGACGCAAAATATCCAATCCAGTTTCTGGAACCATTGTGTCTCTTAATGAACATGAATTTTGGCGCTTGCGCCAAGTTGTGGTTGATGGTGCGATTCGATCCGTTGCCAGTGTAGAGAACCGTGTCGAAGAAGTTGGGCGCTCTCTTCCACTGATAAGTAATGTGAGTCCTGCCACCCGCTGCGGAGGTGTAGTAGTAGATTGCACCGTTATACTCAGCGTCAACGCCCTCTTGATAATCGAAACCGGAGTTCGTCGCGCCATCACCGGCAGGAGAGCCTGAAGTTAGGTTTGTCAAAAGAGACTCACCCTTTCCTCTAATTCTGTCGAAAACATGAATGCCGTAAGAGGAATTGTTACGGGATTTGTGCATAAACGTATCAACTGGGAAACCACTACCTCCGTTCGAGCCGCCGTTAATCATGACCCTGTTGGACGCTGTAATTCCACCCGCAGTTAAGCCAGTATCTGAATAGCCGTAAACGCTGAATACATCAGTACCCGCTTCGGGGGTCTTCATTGGTCTGCGGATTGCTATGTAGATGTAGCCTTCACCAGATTCGCTTACGTTGCTAGAAGTGCTTGCGGGTATAGAAAATCCTGTAGCTGTGATATTTACGACATTACCAAAATTTGTGGTTTCTGCCGCACTATCGTTAGCCTCTAAAAAATGAGTAGTGCCGCCTACGGGCCACGGACGCATATTGTCAAACATAACCCAATCGCAAGCCCGATCTAGTCCTTTTATCATTAACCACTGCGGCTCAAAACCAAGATTAATATCCACGGCGCTTGATGATCCCGTATAGCCACCACACTTAATAATAGACTCATCACTATTATCACCGAATGATTGGTCATCGTGGGCGAATAGATAGGCTACATAAGTATATCCGCTGACATTAATGTTGGTTCGTACACCAAAATGAGTTGCAGAAGGCGTTGTAAAATTACCGCCTCCTGTATCTTGAGCGGCGGTAGAGTTTAGCTGCAAAAAATATGGATTACCTGAGTTGTCATTTAAACTTCTGTGATACACCTGCCAACTATCCGAATGACTGTAAACTTTTACTATTATCATCCCCGGCGCAGAACCAAGATTGTGCGCTATGTTCCTTGTGGAACTTCCGTCACCCGTATAAGTAACTACATCAAAGAAACCTGCTTGTTTGCGGAATGACCACGCTACTGTATCTGCCCCACTTTGGTTTTCTGAGCCACCCCAATCATCACCTGTGTTAAAACCTGTGCTAGATGGTGTCCAAGGGTTAGTCGCATTAAGGTATTGAGGTTCGGCTGTATTTGCATAAAGTAATTGGCCGTTACCACGCGCAGTATCATAAATATTGTGAGCATTTGTAGTAGTCCGCGACTTAAACCAAACCATCCCCCCTTCACCGGAAAGGTCTATACCGTTAGTTATAGTTTGGCCCGTGCCCCCGTCGCCTTTATACAAATTCGTTGCGAACACATCATCGACATATACCGATTCACCTGCACCGCCGGACGCTGCTTGTAGTAATTTATTGGCGCTCATAATTAGCCCATCGCTTGACCGGCAGTGAAGCCGTAGTAAGTAGTACCGCCGTCATAGGTGACGAATACGAACACATCAACACCACCTGACGTTGCAGTCAAAGTCGGCGCAGTAGCAGCTGCCCAATCAACACTTGCAGGCCAAGTAATAGTCCTGGCACTAGAGTCTTGAATAACCTTCAAGGAAAACGCACTGACCTTGCCTGATGCGGCAGGGTTAGAGAACGTATAGGTCACGTTTTCGGAAAGCGTATGAGTGAAGTTGTCACCATCCCTGAGATTTATAGTCGCCGCATTAGAACTAGAAGTTATAGCGGTAGACTCTTCAATCTTGCCGTTATCAAAAGTGACCACGCCGTTAGCGTCGGCAGTGACAGTCTTAGAGGCTTCAGTAGTGCCCAGGGTAGTAATGTCATTGTAATTTAACTCTGCCGCAGAGGCCGTGATACCGAGATCACTAAGTGTCGTTGCTGCGACTGTCCCGAACGATAGCTTGCCGGCGCCGTCTGTTTTAAGAAACTGACCGGATGAACCATCCGCATCAGGCAGTTCTAAAACGTAAGTCGCAGCAGCAGAGTGTGGCGGTCCCTTAATTGTGACGCCGTGGCTGTTTGATTCGCAGTTAAAGCGGATCGCGCCGGCGTTGGTGTTACCGTACAACTCAATAAACCCGGTGCCGTTAGGAAACAACTGGATGTTTCCGTTAGTGTTTGTGCTCGTAATCTGCTGACCGTTAATCGTGATGTTATCTACTGCAACGGATGTGAATGCGCCAGTGTTAGGAGTAGTCGCGCCGATAGGCGCGTTGTCAATTGTTCCAGAGTTGATATCGATCCCAGTGATAACCTTTGAATTTGTACCGCCCAACAGATCATCTAAATCCTGGATTGTCTGGTTGATATAACCGCCCCAGACTGACGAGTCGCCTCCAACGGTTGGTTTCTGAAAACTATAATTTGTTGTATTAGTAGCCATTTTAAATACCTATATCAGTCCAAGTTGTGCTTGGAGGGGTTACATTTGACCAAGTGTTAGTGACCGGGGTGACATCAGACCAAGAAGTCGAAACAGCAGGAATATCGTTATATTTCAAGTCACCGGCACAACTTGCAGTTGCAGTACACGAAATAGATTCAAGATTTATCAGCGGCGTATATGCGCCCAGGCATGCGGCTGTTGCATTCGCAGTTACACTCGCTGCCCCGGCTAATCTGGGTTGCGAGACAAGTTGGGTTGAGGCTGTGGCAGTTACGCTTGCCTGCGCGTCTTTAACGCCCCTGACATTATCGATTTGGGACGTTGCGGTTGCTGTGACCGACGCGGCTGCATCGATGACAATTTCTGCTGCACCTGTGGCTGTAGCGGTAGCTGTAACATTTGCAGCGCCACTAATGGCAAAACCGGCTTCACAGGTCGCAGATGCTGTGGCAGTTACGCTTGCCGCAGCGTCAGTTCTTGGGTTGTCCTGGCCATACGCGCCCGTGCCATAGGTAAACGAGCCATAGCCAGAGAGAACAGGCGCATATGAACCGTCGCCATATACGCCACTACCGTATGCACTCATGCCAAAGTAATATCTAAGTCACCGCTAGGAACGCGAAAAATATCGCCTGTCGCGATTGTTTTACTAGCTGTCAGCGCGCCGTGATAGAGCAGATTCCCAGATGAGGATGCGTCCAACACGGCGAAATGTGTAATAGTGCCCCAAGAATTCCCCGCAGCGCTAAATTCAATCGCTGAAGTATTACTTGCGACAGCACCTGTTCGCGAAAACGCCACAGACTGACGCGAGTAGTTAGTTCCGCTGCACTCTGTGCCAGTTCCGGCATCTGTCGGGTCTGACAAGAAAAGCGCCAGGTAAACAGTAGATGGCGATGTGTAAGTTGTGTTGCGAAGGGTCGCGTCTAACAATGCGCCTTCTAAGTAGTCGGAAAATGCTGCCATCAGCCGAAACTCCTGTGTCGTAAGCGAGGCGTGGTGCCGCTAAATCGGCTCTTCTCGTCCTCGGTTTCTAGTGAATTAAAAACATCCCGGTAGAGCGTCTGCCAAACAACAATGCGCTCGTCGTCTTTTAGGTATGGCGCTGCGTGCACCAGGGAGCCATATAGGTAAGTCTCTGGGGCTTTGGTCAGCAGCCAGTTGGTGTCTGAATCACTGCTGAGTGCAGGGATTTCTTCGTAATAGGCGATCTCACCCGTGTAAGTCGTGTCGGGCGTTGGGAAGACTTGAAATGTCTCACCGACCACAGAGTAGAACTTCGGCTGCCCGGCTGTGTTGCCGTGGGTCTGCCGTTCCTGGTTCTGCTGCTCAGTAGTAATCTGCTCTAAGTGCGTGACCGGGTTTGTATTCAACCTGATGTCACGGATTTGCAGGAAGTTGCCTGGGAAAGCCGAATACTCAGAATCTATGGACGCGGTCGCGCGCTGCACCATCTGCCTGGTGCGTAGGTCACGATTCAGTTTGTTGTGCGCGTAATCAATAAAACTGGGGATAACCGACGTTAAATCGCTGCGGTTCAGCGTATCCGCGATCTCAGTTTTGAGCGTCCCATAGTTCGTTATGGCCATTAGACTTTGCCTTCTCGCGTCCTAAAGTGCTTCAACTCCGGCGAGTTCAGGAGTTGCTTCATCTTCTTTTGATCTTTTGTGTAACCCTTGCGGACCCACTCGTGGTACATGCTCATTGGGATCGAGGCGACCTTTGTCATATCGCCGTACCGGGTGTGTTTATCGGTTTCGTTCTTTTGCGCTTTCGCGTCTTTTAGAATCTGCGTCACGTCCTGCTGAGTTTGTATGCCGAACGTGTTGTCGTGTTCTGAATAGTGGAACGTGGTAGTCGTTCCCATGTCCTTATCTTTATCAAGAATCCTTTTCATACCGGCTCCAAAAAAAACGGGGGCCGAAGCCCCCATTCAAACCACTAGGTGATTTATGAAGTTGTGCAGTCGTAAATAGCACCACACGCCTTTTCGTTCTTCACGATCAGGCCATACTCCGCCAAGATCATGCGCTTCTCTGCGTCACCAGTTTTCGCCAGTTCAACAGTTTGCATGGGTCGGAGCATACCTACGCCAAGATACTCAGTGTCCAAAACGAAAACGTTTCGAGCAGGAGTAAAGCGATCAGGCACGATGGACAATTCGCCGAAATCGCTGACATATACATCAGCCGCCCCAACGATTGTGGTTGGTCCTGGAGGCGCCATGTAACGCTGTGCAGCGATACCCGCAAAGCCAGACATAGTCTGCTTATTGTGTGCACCTAAAAGGACCATTGTGGGTTCACCACCCTCTGTCCAACAGTTCTGAACAACGTCCTTAA